GTGGTGAGGATGTTTTAATTGCAAAATACAACAGTTCTGGTGTACTTCAATGGGACAGGACATTAGGCGGTAGTGAGGCTGATATTGGCTTCGCAGTAGCGATTGACTCATCAGACAACATCATTGTTTGTGGGTACACAGCTTCTGACGGTGCTGGCAGTTATGATGTTTTAATTGCAAAATACAATTCTTCTGGTGTACTGCAATGGGATAGAACATTAGGCGGTAGCGGGGCTGACTTGGGCTCCGCAGTAGCGATTGACTCATCAGACAACATCATTGTTTGTGGGTACACAGATTCTGACGGTGCTGGTGGTAATGATGTTTTAATTGCAAAATTACCACCAGACGGATCACTGACAGGAACCTACGGCAGCTTTGTCTACCAAGACGCGGTGCTAACAGATGAAGAAGCTGTCTTAACAGACGAAGCAGCCGTGTTAACAGATGCAGAAGCTGTCTTAACAGATGCAGAAGCTGTCTTAACAGATGCGGCAGCAGTGCTCACAGAAGAGCTAATACCAATAGAACCATAAGGAAAAAACATGGCATACGTCAAAACACAAGACGGACAAGTTACACAGTTCCCATACACAATGGGTCAATTCCGTAGCGACAATCCACGCACCAGCTTTCCACGCCAAATACCAACTGAGACGTTGGAAAACTACGGCGTGTTTGCTGTTGACATTCCCGCTGCACCGACAGTGGACGCTAAGACACAAAAATCAATAAGGGCAGAGATGCCAACATTGGTATCCGGCATATGGACGCTAACTTGGTCTATTGACACCAAGACGGCACAAGAGCAACAGGAATACACAGACGGCATTAGTGCTCGTGTACGCGCTCAACGCAATTCATTGCTATCTACCACTGACTGGACTGCTTGTTCAGACGTGACAATGCCTGAAGCAATGACAACCTACCGCCAAGCATTGCGTGATATAACTACACAAGACGGCTTCCCTTGGACTATTGAGTGGCCTACACAACCGGAGTAAACAACAATGAGTAAAGCAAGAGACTTAGCTAACTTTTCAGCAGCCACTGGTGTTGTTGATGCTGACATTGGTGTTAATGTACAAGCCTACGATGCCACTATCTTAGTGGACGCTGACATTGGTGTTAATGTACAAGCCTACGATAGCAATTTAACTTCTTTCGTAAGCACGTTTACATTACCGACTACAGACGGGTCAGATAACCAGTTATTAAAAACAAATGGTAGTGGCACGTTATCGTTTGTAACACCAGCTCCGGGTGCGGGTGTGGCTACAGCGACAGCTTCAGGTGCTTTAGCTAATGGTGACTTAGTTGTTGTCAACGCTGATGGCACTGTAAGTGTTGTGGCTGAGTCACCTTTAACTCAAACTATAGGAACTGCTGTTGTATTTGAAAGCGCTACTAGTTCCTACATGTCAGCAACATATGATGCTAACGCCCAGAGGGTAGTTATTGCTTATAGGGATGAGGGTAACTCTGATTATGGTACAGCTATTGTTGGAACTGTAAGTGGTACATCAATTAGCTTCGGCACTGCTGTTGTATTTGAAAGCGCTAGTAGTTACAACATATCAGCAACATATGATGCTAACGCCCAAAAGGTAGTTATTGCTTATAGGGATAGTGGTAACTCTAATTATGGTACAGCAATTGTAGGAACTGTAAGTGGTACATCAATTAGCTTCGGCACTGCTGTTGTGTTTGCAAGCGCTAATAGTTTGTATATATCAGCAACATATGACGCTAACGCCCAGAAGGTTGTTATTGCTTATAGGGATGACTCTAGTTATGGTACAGCTATTGTAGGGACTGTAAGCGGCACATCAATTAGCTTCGGCACTGCTGTTGTATTTGAAAGCGCTAATAGTCTCTACATATCAGCAACTTATGACTCTAACAGCAACAAGGTAGTTATTGCTTATAGGGATAGTGGTAACTCTAATTATGGTACAGCAATTGTAGGAACTGTAAGTGGTACATCAATTAGCTTCGGCACTGCTGTTGTGTTTGAGAGCGATCGGAGCGACTACATATCAGTAACATATGATGCTAACGCCCAAAAGGTTGTTATTGCTTACACAGATGTTGGTAACTCTGATTATGGTACAACTATCATAGGAACTGTAAGCGGCACAAGTATTAGCTTCGGCACTGCTGTAGTATTTGAAAGCGCTGATAGTATCTACATATCAGCAACATATGACGCTAATGCCCAGAAGGTAGTTATTGCTTATAGGGATGGTAGCAACTCTGATTATGGTACAACTATTGTAGGAACTGTAGCAGGCACAAGTATTTCTTTTGGTACTGCTGTAGTATTTGAAAGTGCTGCTAGTAACTGGATATCAGCAACATATGACTCTAACGCCCAGAAGGTAGTTATTGCTTATTCGGATGGTGGTAACTCTGATTATGGTACAAGCGTGGTATTTCAGAATGCTTCCGTTTCTACAAACCTAACAGCTACTAACTACATTGGTATTTCTGATGCAATTTATTCCGACACAGCGACAGCAACTATTCAAACCGTAGGCTCTGTAGATGACGCACAATCTAGCCTTACAGCGGGTATAGCATATTATGTACAAAGAGACGGCACATTAGCAACGACAGCCGACACTATATCAGTGCTAGCAGGTACAGCACTTTCAGCAACTAAATTAATCATCAAGGGATAACATGAAAACTCTAACTAACACAGATAACGTCAGCATCTATTTATTTGAAGACGGTGAAGCGGTGAACATTACATCTTCTAACATCACGGTAGGTGTCCCTGCTAAGTTCATCATTAGCGACTGTAATAGCACTAACACAACCTTACACTCTAACGTTACATCTCCCGAAGAGTGGTATGGCCATAAGTACACCTATGATGGTGCTTGGTCGGCGGTAGAAGGTTGGGTTACTCCAGAACAGCCTTAATGTATGGAAGACGTGACACACAGAGAGATTTACGAGAGATTAATATCTGTCGAGGCTAAGGTGGATACCAACATAGCAGAGACTAAAACAATGGTAGCTGCCTTTAATGCTGTTGAAGGTGCCTTCACTGTCTTAGGCTGGATAGCTAAAGCTGCTAAGCCTTTGTTATGGATTGGTGGTGTTGTAGCTGCTATCAGCATTATGTATGCAGAATTAAAGATAGGTAAATAATGCTAGCTGAACTTGCTGCTGCTAATGCTGCGTATGCAGTTATAAAAGAAACAATAGCTAATGGTGGTGACATCTTAGCAGCAGGTGCTAGTGTGTTTACATTCTTTGATAATAAGTCTGAGCTAGCAAAGAAAGCCAACAGCTCTGACTCAGAAGCTTTCTTTGCTTTAGAAGCTATTAAACAAAATGAACAACAGCTTAAGGAGCTGATGATCTATATAGGAAGAGCAGGACTGTGGGATGATTGGTTAGCCTTCCAAGTGGAAGCTAGACGAAAACGAGAAGCTGAAGCAAGAGAAGTTTTATTAAAGAAGAATAGACAAATACAATTGATAAAAGATATTATCAATACATCTCTAGCAATAATCTTAGTAAGTACTGGATTGTTTGCTGTTGTAGGCTTAGTATGGGCTATCATAACTAAAGGACAATTCTAATATGTGGCAAGCATTAATTAAACCAGCAGCTTCCATCTTAGGTGGTTGGATTCAAAGCAGGCAAGAAGTGGCTAAGGCTAAGACAGATGCTGAAGTTGCAGTTATAAAAGCAGAAGCTGATATCAAAGTTGCTCATGCTATCAGTGCTATGAGCAGGGCTGAGAAAGGTCAAGAACAAAACTATGATCTAGATAAGCTAGCTATGGAGAACATGGCTAAGAGCTGGAAAGATGAACTAATTCTTATCGTCTTCTTAACTCCTATGTTTATGGCTTTCATTCCGGGTATGGGTGTATATGCATTGGCTGGCTTTGCTGTTATAGCTTCTACGCCAGTTTGGTATCAATACATTGTTATTGGTATGGTTGTTGTTATATACGGTCTACGTGGTTTGTTAGAGAAAGTAATAGATAAGAAAATAGGTATGAAATGATATTTTTACCAATTGCGTTTTATTGTACAGTAACAGGAATTTGTGTGTTTACTCAAGGACAGCTTACTACTGATTTAGATATATGTACTGCTCAGAATCAAGGTGCTGAACAACAGTTTAAAAATGATGATAACATACAAGCATTTCAAACAACATGTATTGTTATAGAGCCAAAGAAAGCGGATAGTACAGACGTATGAAATTAAGTAAAAACTTTTCATTGCAAGAATTAACAGACAGTTCTACAGCTATAAAGCTAGGCATTGATAACAATCCAACACCAGAACAATTACAATGTTTACAAGACTTAGTTGATTGTGTGTTACAACCTGTAAGAGACCAGTTTGGTACTGTGACAATAACCAGTGGATTGAGAGTGCCTGAGCTAAATAAAGCTGTAGGTGGTAGCACAACCAGTGATCATTGCAAAGGACAGGCAGCAGACTTTGAAGTGGCTGGTATCGATAACAAGGTTGTTGCTATGTGGATTGCTGACAATCTAAACTACGATCAATTGATATTAGAATATTATGATGATGGTGTTACCAACAGTGGATGGATTCATTGTTCATATGATGCCAAAGGTAATGCGAAGAAGAAGATGACAGCACAGAAAGACGGTAAACGTACAGTGTATGCTCTTGCAGATTGGTAACTCATTATGATCAATATATCAACATTGTCTATATTAGGACGCAATTTTGATATAATAGTTAAGGAAGATATAAATGAAAGTGGTTTATGTGATTATGAAAAGTCCTCCATTTATATCAGACAAGGACAGACAAAGCCTAGAGAACTAGACACTTTGTTACATGAATGCATACATGCAATAGATGAATGTATGCAGACTAAGCTTTCTGAGAGACAAGTTTATTGTTTAGCTGTAGGAATTATAGCTTTATTAAAAGACAATAAACATATGTTAGACCATGTAGTAGATACAATAAAACCTTTATGAAAAAATTTACAAATCAACAACGAGCAATCATTGCTAAAAAGATGGGATATGATGGGCCTATGCAAGGCTTTGATCAATTCTTAGAAAGCTCTCCTGCTTTAAAGGCTAAGTATTCTGCTGTTACTAATAAGTATATGGAGAAGATGGCTAAGGGTGGCATGGTTAAACGCAAGTATGCTGTTGGTGGTGCTGTTAAGACTGACTTTACTAAAGCTGAGCAAGATGCCATATTTGATGAAGTTAATAGAAGAGCAGAAGCTTCTGGTCGGACACCGGAAGTAGTGCTGCACGAATACGCTACTTCCCTAGGGTATAGCAACGATCAAATAGATCAATCAATGGGTACATACTTGAAGCCGGGTGATACACAAGAATATGTTAATCGTCAAGCTGCTGCTGATGCTAAAGCTGCTGCTAAAGCTGCTGCTGATGCTAAAGCTGCTGCTGATGCTCAAGCTGCTGCTGATGCTAAAGCTGCTGCTGGTCTAACTGGTGGTGGTGTAACTGGTGGTGGTAATGTTACATTTACTGACGTAGGAGGTAAACCACAACGGGGGGACCCAGTTAATATAACAGCCGCTACAATTTCAGAACAAGCTAATCAACTTATGACAGGTGTAGGCACTGCTGCTCCAACTACTTCCACTACAGCAAAAGCTACACAAGCTCCTACTGCTTCTGCAGCAACAACAGAAACCATAAATCCCACTTCTACTTATAAAAGCACAGCAGCCACTCCAGCTATGGAGCAGGCTATGAAAGGCATCGACCCTGTAACAGGACAGGTGTCTCAACAAGCACAAGTTGGTGCAGCTACACAAGACCCTACAACTTCATCACTGCTAGGCATACAAGCAGCACAGACAGCTGGTACACAAGTGGTGGCACCTGCTGAGCGCACTATGCAGGCAGGTGAGATTGTTAGTGGTACAGCAGTTGACCAAGCCAGAGTAGAATCTGAACTAGCTAAGACACAAGCAGCACAAGGCACTGTCTCTACACAAAGCACAGTGCAGGGACAGCTTGATACATTGTTACAAAACTTTGATGCAGGTAATCCCCCAGCATGGGCAGCTTCTTCAATGAGAGCAGCTACAGCACAGATAGCAGCTAGAGGATTAGGTTCTTCTAGTATGGCTGGACAAGCTATCATTCAAGCAACTATGGAGGCTTCTCTTCCTATTGCCTCTGCTGATGCTCAAGTGTTTCAACAGATGGGTTTACAGAACTTGTCTAATAGACAGCAGACAGCTGTGTTGTTAGCGCAACAACGAGCACAGTTTTTAGGGCAAGAGTTTGATCAAACATTCCAGACTAAAGTGTTGAATGCTTCAAAGGTTTCTGACATAGCTAACATGAACTTCTCAGCTCAGCAACAAATTGCTTTAGAGAATGCAAGACTAGCACAGACTGCTGACTTAGCTAACTTGTCTAATACTCAAGCTGTTGTTATGGCTAATGCTGCACAGATGGCAACATTAGAAACAACTAATTTAAATAATAGACAACAAGCTGCTGTTGTTAATGCACAGAGTTTCTTGGCTATGGATATGGCTAACATGGCTAATGAGCAGCAGACAGTTTTGTTTAAAGCTCAGCAGATTAGTCAGAGTTTGTTAACTGATGCTGCTGCTGATAATGCTGCAAAGCAATTTAATTCTCTCTCTGAGAATCAACGTGATCAATTTGTTGCTAACTTAGTCACACAAACATCACAGTTTAATTCAGCACAACAGAACGCTTTATCACAGTTTAGTGTGGATCAAGAGAATTCTATAGCAAAGTTTAATGCTGAAACACAGAATGCTAGAGATCAGTTCAATAGCTCACAACGTTTAGTTATTGATCAGTCTAATGCTCAATGGCGTAGAGAGATAAGCACAGCTAACACAGCTGCTACTAATGCTGCTAACTATTTAAATGCACAAAACTTACAGCAGATGACATTAGCAGAGTATAATAATGAAACTCAGTTGTATAGAGATCAAATTGAAATGGTTTGGTCTAGTTTTGAGAAAGATGCAGATAGGGCCAACTCTATTCTG